AAAATAATTTTCAATTTGAGGTAAATACAAAGTCGTTAAAATATGAGGTCGTTTATGACGATTTCGACGCTAATTTAATCGGCGTAACATTTGCTGACAATGTAAAAGAAAGAGTCGGAGTTAATTTGTTTTGTAATCCCGTTCCTCAGCCGTCAGGATTTGAGGTTATTATTAAAGATCAAGACGGAAATATTTTACAAATTTTTACAGAGAGCGGAGAATATGTCGTAAATTTAGAACCAATAGAAATGATAGGAAGATACATAAATGAAAACTTTACAGGAGACACTATAACATTAGCTGACACTCCGATAACTGACTCTGAAGAGCTACATATCGACGGAGACTTACAAACTATCGGTTTACATTATACTATAATAGATAACGTTATAACTCTATCAGTTGCCGTTACTGAGTCGTCTGTAATTAATTGTCCTTATAAAAAATCAATTTAAACAAAAAAAACAAATGAAAAAACTAATCCCATTTTTAATGTTGATTCCGTTTTTAGGAGTCGCTCAGCTACAAAAAACTAAACTCTCAACAATGGTAAACGCCCCGACGGGAACCGTTCACATAGTTGCGTCAAATCCTTTAAACGGAGTTCAAAACTATTCGACTACGGCTCAGCTAGGACTATTGACTAACAAAGATTCTTTGTCAATTAATGGAGTTGTAAAGTCTTTATTCGGAAAGCCGTCCTTTACGGTTTCGGTTCCTACTGAGACTCAGACCTTACAGAGTGTAATTAATCCGGCTAACGCTATACAAAACAACCCTAATAAATACGACTGTTATAATAATTGGATAGATAACTCAATTATGGCTGTAAATGTTGGAAATGGCATTACACAAAATTACTCTTTTATTTCGTCGAGCGGAAATTTAATCCCTAGTCCGGTAGGAAATTCGTCATGGCTTGCAATAGGCACAGACGCGGCAAATGAGAGTCAATTAACGCTACAGTCTAACACGTCCGGTTATAATGACATTATAACTATAAATTCGTTAAACGGATTAAATATAAAAAAGTCTAATAACTCAGATACTTTATTTAACGTCGATAGAGTTAATAATATTGTAACGTATAAAGGTAATGAGATTTCAGTTAGCACAGCAAGTACAACAGTATTAACAGCGTCTACAGGAATAGCTCTAACAGGATCGGCCCCAAGCTATACGATAACAAACTCATTACCGAATATAACTCAGTCGCTAAGTATTAGCACTAATACAATTAGTTTGAGCGGAGGAGGAGGATCTATCACAATTCCTACAGGATCGACGACAGTCTTAACAGCTAGTACGAATATTACTGTTTCAGGTTCTGCTCCTAATTATACAATATCTGCGCCAACTCAAACGGCAGGATTACAACCAGCATTAACGGCAAGTACCAATATTACAATTAACAGTAACACAATTTCGGCAGCTAGTCCAACTATAACGGCTGGTAGTAATATGAGTGTTACAACTAGCGGATTAAATTATACTGTTGCAGCAACTACTCAAACAGCAGGGTTAATCAGCTTATCAAGTTTATCAGCAACAGCACCATTAAGTTATAACAACTCAACAGGTAGTTTTACTATTACGCCTTCATTTACTAATACGGCTTTAAACGGTACAACAACGTTAACGGGGGCTATTAATCATTCGATGACTGCTAGTTCAGCAAGTTCAGCAACGGTTAATCTAGCTGCATGGACCGGTAATTATGGGCATATAACAGGAACGGTTACAATAACTAATTTTGGTACGGTTCAAGCAGGAGCGCAAAGAATTATAACATTCGATGGGGCTTTAACAGTTACAAGTAATACGGCTGCTATTATATTACCAGGCAATTCAAATATTGCAACAGCAGCAAATGACGTTATGATGTTAGTTAGTGAAGGTAGTGGCGTTTGGCGTTGTACTTCTTATATGCGAGCTGATGAAAGTTACACAAATTATACGCCCTCTTGGACTGGATTTAGTTCTACCCCAACAATAACGGCTGGAGATGCTCGATATAAAATGATAAGTAAAAATACTTGTCATGTTATTATATGGGTTACAACGGCAGGAACTTCTAATACAAACGCTTTAACGGTTACATTACCATTTACAGCAGCATCAACTGGCGGAGGTGGTAACGGATTACAGCAGTCAGTAATGGGCGTTTTAAATAATGGAGTTCAAGTTAATGGCTCGGTTAGGTCTAGAGCAAGTAGCTCAAATATATTAGATTGTTATAATGGAATTGTAGGAGCAACATTTACAACCAGTGGCTCAAAAGGAGTGTTTTTAAATTACATATACCAAACCGAATAGTATGAAAAAGATATTTTTATTATTATTGATTTTACCATTTATCGGGATTTGTCAGATTCGTAAAAACGTTACTAATCAAAAGGTTAACCGTTTAATAGTTGATGGAAACAGTCTATTAGCTAGAGGTAATGGAAACCAGCCCAACGCATTTAGAAGTGTAATAGCTTTGTATGATTCTATGAATACAGCCCATAAACCTCCTATTTTATTTTATCCTATTTCCGGTAAAACAATTACGCAATTAACTAGTGATTTTACTGCTAAAATAAGCCCTAATTTAAAGCAAGGTGATATAGTTGTATGTAATGAAACTACCAACGATTTATACGCTACTAGAAGTGCTACATTAACCTATGCCCATATATTAACTTATAGGGATTCAGTACGTGCGCATGGTGGTAAATTGGTTTATGTAACTATGCCAGCAGTTTATTGGTCGGACTATTTAACAGTAGATACGGATAGACTTGCTTTGAATTTATTAATTACAAATAACTCCAGTCAGTTTGATGGGGTTGTTGACTTTGGAAGCCACGCTAATTTTAATGATGTTGCAGATACTCAAAACACTACATACTACGATGCTGATAGGGTACATTTTACAGATTTAGGTTATCGGGTGCAAGGTAAACAGATACAATTAATAGTTCAATCATTTTTTTAGATTATGCCAACACAAAAGACAATGTTTAATTTATAAAAAAAATGGAAACAACAGAGAAAAAAGAACATTGGGGAGTATCATTATTATTTTATATTCCTCGTTTAATATCGTCAATTTTCAGCGCGTTAGCAATGGACGAAAAAGGGCTGAGTCTTAAAAAGATTTTAGCTTTAATGGGTACAATAGAGGGGATTAGAATTACTGAAAAACACGCCTGTAAGGAAAACGCTATTGCCTTTTTAATCATTTGGTTAATTTGGGCTGGAATATTGGTTGGAATTTATTCGTTAGGAGATATTTCTAATGCCATAAGTTCGTATAAGGAAAAGAAATAATTGGATTTAAAAAAAATAGTTGAGCAAAGATTACAAAACGCTATTTCTAAAATTCAAGAGAACCTTGAAACAACAGGAACAAACGCAAGTAAGAGAACGAGCCAAAGTTTACGCTTAGAGTCGTCAGACTTTGGATTTATTATTTATGGCCGGAGAGCTTTCGCGACTGTTGAGACCGGACGAATGGCCGGAGGTATCCCAAAAGGATTTAACGAAATAATTAAACAATGGATTATTGACAAGGGAGTGTCAGTAACTCAAATTCCCTATAAAAGAAAAGAGTCCGAGAATTGGCGTCCTAAATATACAACAGCGGAGAGGAGTTTAATCTTAGCGGCCGGAGCTATTTCGTTTACGATCAAAAAAAGCGGGACGTCTTTATTTAGAAAGGGAGGACGAAACGATATTTTTTCAAATGTATTTAACGAAGCACTCCCCGACATAAAAAAAGATATACAGATCGAAATAATTAAACAAATTAAACTAACTTTATAGCATGGATAGCAAAGAGCAAATATTACTAGAGATCGTAGTCTCTAACGACGCGGCCACGCAAGCGATATATGAGAGTCAAAAATCTATAGACAAATTAAAACAGTCTCAGTCAGAGCTAACGACCGAATTTAAAAAGGGATCGATCACTTCCGAGGAGTACAGCAAAAAAAGCACGGCCGTAAAAGTCGCCATCGCTCAACAAAATGAAGTTATAAGATTAAACGAGAAAGAGCTTAAAAATAATATTAAAAGCCAACAGGATAACTCCGACTCTCTCGCGGCCCTTAGAGCTCAGTTAAGCAATAGTACAAAAGCTTACGATAATTTAAGCAAAGCGGAAAGAGAAAGCGCAAAAGGTCAGGATTTACAAAAAAATATTAGTGAGACTGTCGAAAAATTAAACGAAGCGGAACAAGCAACGGGCCGCTTTCAGCGTCAAGTAGGAAAATATCCGGAGCAAATGGGAGGAGCCGGAAAGGGCGTCCAACAAATTACGGGATTTTTAGGAAAAATGGGAGATCAACTCGGAGTTACGGGATCTTTTGCCGGAGGTTTTTCTAATACATTAACTAAAGCCGCGTCTGTGATCGGAGGTTTCGGGGCTAAATCAGATTTAGCCGCTGAGTCGGCCGTTAATTTAACTAACAATATCTCCGGAGCCGGAGACGCTGTAAACGAGATAGAGGGTTTCGCAGGGAAAGCGAGCGGATCCTTAAACGGATTAAGCAAAGGAGCGGCTGTCGCAGGAGAGGCCACGGGAGGAGCTTTTAGCACGATCACAAAAGGAGCTTTAAATATGGGTAAAGCCTTTTTAAGTCCTCCTATTATAATAGTAACGGCTGTAGTATTAGCAATAATAGGAGCGATCAAATTATTAACTGAGGGGTTTAAAAAAAATGACTCCGCGAGTGAGAAGCTTTCCGAGTCTTTCGCGATATTCACTCCTATTTTAGACGCTATAGGATCTTTATTTACTGTAGTAGCTGAGGCTGTAGCGGATTTGGTTTTAGGTTTCTCGAAAGGGATCGCGGCCGCTGTCGATTTTGTAGCCGGTTTATTTGGAGTTGAGACGGGATTAAGCGCGGCCGCTGAGGAGGCCCGTAACTTAGTGAAAGCTCAGGACGACCTCGAGGAGTCGGAGCGTAATTTTACGGTAAACTCAGCGAAGCGAAATCTCGAGAGGACTAAATTAATGGCCGAAGTCACGGATAAATTTAAAAACGACGCTAAGACTCGGATCGCATTATTAAAGGACGCCCTCGACTTAGATCGACAAAATTTAGTAGACGAGAAAAAAATCGCGGACGAAAAATTAAGGATTATTTTAAAAGTAGCCGAAAACGAAAACGATACTAGCGACGAGACAGCTAAAAAAATATCAGAAGCTCGAGCGGCTTCTTTAAACGCGGAAGCCAAATATTTCGACGGAGTAAAAGAGATTAATAAAAAACTCTCGAGCGCGGAGGAGGAGTTAGCCAATGAACAAAAGGCCCGTTTTGATGAACAAAAGGCCCGTTTTGAGACATGGAAAAAAAACAAAGACGATCAGATATCTAAAGAAAAATTATATCTCCATCAGTTAGAGGATTTAGTTACAGCCGAAATAAAAAACGACTTAGAGCGTCAAATTAAAGCCGAAAAAATAAGCACAGAGAGAGCTAACGCGGATTTAAAAGAGAAGTTAAAAACAGAAACAAATTTAACTAAAGACTCTCGGGCCGCTATTAACGATATAATCGTTTTAAATAACGAGAATTTAAGCGAAAAAATCGCGGAGCTTACGAGAAAGTCGAGCGAGGACGAGATTAAAAAAGAGATCGAGAAGCAACAACAAATTATTACGGCTAAAATTCAGTTAGCGACAAAAGGAAGCGACGAGGAGACTAATTTATTAATCTCTAAATTAAAGCTTCAAAAATCTATAGAGCTGTCTAATGTAGATTTAACAGAAGTCGAGAAACTCGCTATCATTGACAAATACGACGCGCAGGAGATCGCATTAAGAGAGCAAAATTTAATTAATAAACAAAATTTAATTAGCGATTATTTAGACAAGGAATTTGAGTTAAAAATATTAAACGCTCAAAACTCCGGAGCCTTTGAGGACGAAACGGCCCGCCTCGAATTAGAAAGAGAAAGAGCTAAATCTGACGCCCTTATAAATATGGACGAGGAGACTAAGTCGGCCATGTACGCGACGCAAGTCGATTACGAGATAGCAGTCGCTCAGAGTAAACAAAATATCGTAGACGCTGAAAATAGAGTTTTAGACGCTGAGATAAAAAATAGAGATACTTTCGTTATGAGTATGAAATCGATCTCCGGATCGTTAAACGTTTTATTAACTCAAATGTCAGAAGACAGTTACGAAGCGGCTCAGTTTGCTAAATCTTTAGCTTTAGTCAACATAGGAATAGCTCTCGCTGAGGGTATCGCGGGCGTAGTAAAGACAGCCGCAAAGTCCACGACATGGTACGAAATGGCTGCGGCTATAGCGACGGGAGTCGTTTCTGTTACGTCGTCCATTTATAGCGCAAAAAAAGCGTTTGCTGAAACTCCGGAGCCTCGCAAGCCTAAGTTTGCAACAGGAGGACTAATTAACGGACGGGGAACGGGGACGAGCGACAGCATAGACGCGCGAGTTAGTAACGGAGAAAGTATTATTAACGCTAATAGTACGTCGATGTTTACTCCTTTATTATCCTCTTTAAATCAGGCCGGAGGGGGCGTCGGTTTCGGGAGCCAACAAATAAACAGTCAATTACAAGGAGAGGAGATGTTAGCGAGGGCGTTCGCTAAAGGAGCCTCGATGTTACCTCCTCCCGTTTTAGATTTAAAAGAGTTTCATTTAGCGGACGATAGATTAACAACATTAAAAGGTTTATAAAAAATGAGAACAAAAAGCACTAGCTCGTCGATGACGGTTTATTATCCGGAAAATTTAGTTTTCTCAGGAGACTTAAATAGATTATATATAGAAAAAAATACAACAGCGACGCACGTCGAAATATCTTTTATAATAGGAGGGTATACTTATAACGAAAATTTGTATTTTCTAACGACGGATATACAGTTTTCTATGTCAAACATTTTAAAACTATTGTTTAACCGAAACTTCTCGTCTACTTTTGACACGACAAATAACTTTAATTTTACGATTAGACTTTATAATAACACGTCGTTATTAGATACGTTTAATTTGTCAATAGATACGGTTATTTTAGGAGGCCGGAGGATTTTTGATAAACTCGGAGTAGTGCCAAATATCGAAAAATTCGACTTTGATCCTGAGATTAATTTATCGATCGTTAATTATTTTTTCGAGTACCCGTCAGACGTTTACGCTGTACATATCGGATCCTCTGAGTTTATAGATAGATTTACAGGATTAAATTATATTAATTTAATGGATATTGTCGGAGGGTATACTTATTGGTTATCGTGGACGGTTTATAACTTTATGTTAAACTCGGGTTTCTCTTATATGTCGGGCTCGAATTTTTGGACGTCCTCAACTTTTGCCGGTTGCTCGACTACTTTCGGGGTAACTGTCGCAAATAAATTACAGTTTATTATCCCTGACGCAAGCTGTGGAAATACTCTATCTATAACGTACACGGGACGTAATTTCGTGGAGGGACAGCAATATATGACAGAGATTTACATAGATAATATAAATAATCCTAGCGGGGGAGATATGTCTTTAATAGTTGAGATCGGAGGCGTTCAAAGCGTCGCTATGGTAAGCACAGGCTTAAATACGGCTTTTGTAACAGCCGGAGCCGGAGGAGTTTTTAAACTTATCGGATACATGGACGCGGACACGGGAGGTTATGGCACGCACGCGTTTAGCTGTACGTCTATTAGAGTTACGGATTTAATAGAGCACAAAATAAATTTAGTACAGGAGTGCGACGGAATAGGGCCAAAAATCGGACTGAGATTTTTAAATCGTTTCGGTATGTGGAGAAATTATCACATGTTTTTTAAATCTGAAAATATAAACTCGTCTAACGGAATTAGACTCCCGTTTTTAGATAATAATATAACGGAGTTTAATAATACTTTTGCGGAAATTAATAAAAATGAGTCTCAAAGTATCTCCGTTTTTCGTGAGGGATTAGACAAAGATCGAGCTAATGATTTAAGCGATATTATCTCCTCCGACTACGTACATTTATACGATGAGATTAACAGCGTTTGGATCCCTGTAAAAGTTAATACAAATACTTTTAACATGATCGAGAAAGACGCGTTATTTGATGTAAATTTAAATTTATTATTACAGTCAGGATATGAGTAAACTAAATTTTGTAATTGACGGGCAAAAAGTCGATATATCGGAGAGCGTAGACTTTACAAGAGTTTACAGAGGATTAGAAACTACAGACGTTAAAAAAAATAACTATTCTCTGACGGTTAAATTTCCTTTTACTCCTGCTAACGACTTAGTTTTTAAGCGTACAAATTCACTGTCTTATAAATCGTCTTTCCCTTACGACGTCCATACGTGCGACGTTTCGAGTAACGGAGTAGTATTGATAAGTAAGGCTAAACTCGTTTTATTATCGACGACGGCTTTTTATGAGTGCGCGCTGACGTGGGATAACTCGGATTTGATCGGAGCTATTTTAAATAATCCTACTAAATTAGGCGTTTTTTTAGAGTCTTTCCCCGTTCTCGATTGGAATTTAAATCACTCGTTAATGTCAAAAACATATACGACAGGGAAAGCGGACACTTACGGGTATTTGCTTTATAACGACGGAGGAGGAGACGTCGGGATTAGCTCGACAAAATATTATAGTTATCAGCACCCACTAATTAACTATAATTATTTATTAGGATTAATTTTCGATCAGTTAGGATTTACGCTGAGTATACCAACGGCAAAAAATGACTTTTTGCAGTCTTTACTAGTAAGGCCAAATAAGGAGCTAGATAATTATAATAATAACGTTTTCGAGTTTAACGTAGATTGTTTCGGACTTATATACATGTATAACAGCGCAGGAGCGTATTTGTTCCCTGTTGCGGAAAATACAGGGACGAGCCCTCGGACGCCTGCCATCGGAAATAATAGTTACTATTTTAAATCATGGATCGACGCAACGGACGGAAAGGATAGTTTTTATTATCACTTTTCAGCTATACAACAAATTTACCGTTTTAAATCTTTTGCAAATAGCGCGAGTACTTTAGTGATCTCGAATTTTGTCGCAGGTGCCGGAGGCCGTGCGATATTAAAACAATGGAGCGCGATAACTCAGACGTGGTCTACTTTATTTACGGTTACGGGAAACATGTCAGCTACTATAATTGCAGGGGAGGGGGATTGGTTCGGGTTTAGTACTTCGTTCGACGACGACACGTTTAAAGTAACTATAACAACTTCTCCGGATCCTACGTATATTAACACTCCTAACGAGTTAAGGTTTCCCTCTTTATTCCACATTCCGACCTGTATCGACATGACTGTAGGAGAGTACGTTAAACAGGCTTTAGATATAACCTGTAGCGAATTGACTTACGATGTTAATAGTGATACTTACTCTTTCTCAGAGAGAACAAAGGAAAACGGCTCCGCTTACGATATTACTAAAAATATAACAAGTATTAAGGATATAACATACGATACGAAATATATTTATAATAAATTAGCAAAAGAGAATTATTTTAAATACTTAAACACGTCTCCGATCGACGCTAATTTAATAAAATACGGATCTAACCCAAATTTAACAGCTACTTTAAACTTCATAGACTTATCTTTTAGTCCGTCAGATACTCAGTCAGGCGGCACATATGACGGAAACTGTGTCGCTATAGAGCACACTTTCGACAGCGGCCAAATATGGACGAGATACACGGAGCAACCTTTACACTTATTATATAACGACGTCGCAAATAGCGAAGTATTTTTTAAAACTTCGCTTTTGTCTATGACTAATATATTCGATACTTTTTGGGCTCCTTATTGGGCCGATTTAGAGGCTCTCGTTTTGTCAGGGACGGCTCGTTTATTAAAAATAAATACAAATATAACAGACGTCGAATTTAAGCGCATAAACACGAAAGGGTTAGTATATGTTAAGACTTACGGGAAGTACTATGGTATTATCGAAGTAAATAAAAACGGAGATTTTGCTCAGTTTTTCCTTTTAGAATTATTTTAAAAAAAATAATCTTTGTAGTCGTTTAAAACGGTCTCGTTATATTTCGTAACCGTTTTCGCGTTATCAGAATAGCCGTCTTTTTGATAACTAAAATGTCTTTTACTTATATAACAGTTTAAATTTAATCCGTACCAATGATCTACGGGCTGAGATCCTGGGTAGTTTAAAATTTTATCGTAAGCTCTTTCGCTGACTAAATACATTTGAAGTCCTGAGAATTTGTTAACCTTATCGAAATACAAATTTTCCGTTTTAAAGATCTGTCCGGAATAAATCCCGAATAAAATAACGTCGTAATCGTCCGGCAAATTTTGCATTAATGTATTAAAATACTCGAGAGCGTCTCCTCGAAATAAAATATCGTCCTCAAATATTAAGGCGTTTTTTTTAAATCGTTGAGCGGCTATCCTTACAGCGTTTTTATGAGCTTCTCTGACTCCGTGAGTCGTGTTTTCTAACTCTACTCCGTCAGATAAATAAATTCTCGAATTATCGTCTTTAAAAAACTTTTTTATATTACTTTCTGACTCCGATCTCCTCTCTACTCGTTTAGGTAAATTAATTAATATTTTAATTATCTCTTCGTTTTTAGTTTCGTTTTCCATTTTATTAACTAAATAATGTTTATAAATTATTGACTCAGCGGCCGGATTAAAAGCTACTAAAACTTTTTTAATCATTTAAATTAAATTTATTATCGTTATATTTTTTATTCCAAATTCGAGCCTGTCCGTAAGTTAACGACTCTTTAACGTCAGCGTCTAAAGTCTTTAAAGTATTAGATCCGTTTTCTACGTGATTAACGATAGAAGTCGGAATTAAATAATGTTTAATCCCGTGCTCCTGTAATTGTTTAGCGTAAACGTCGTCGGAGCACCAAAAGGAAACGACCTCCGAAAGCCCTCCGATTTTTAGCCATAACTCACGCGTAAATACTAAGGCCCAACCTGAAACCTGACGCGCTATTTGATAGCCCTCAACAGGATTTTTACACGAAATAAATTCTCTCTGACTTGCTGAGGTTAAACTAATAGGAGACAGGCTTTCGATAGTATTTCCGACGTCTAATTTAACGATCTCAGAAAACCAATCGTCGTTAAAAATAACGTCATTATTAAATACTCCTATTAACTCGCTGCCACATGTCATTATAGCATTATTTGAAAACTCATTATAATTAAATGGCTTATCAAAATGTAACGTCTTAACTCCTAACTCCTCGTAATTAACGGACGGATTAGTTTCGACGATAATAATATTAAAAGCCGTGTTTAATTTCGACTCTTTAAGGGAGTTTATACAATTAATAGTTAAATTGTAATGTTTGTCACTCTTTGCGAATGATAAAATAATAATGTCGATAATTTTCATAGTGTTTTATTTATTTTTTGTGATTTTTACAATTCCCTTTATGTCCTCCCCAACTCGCGCTCCCCGCTCTAAAATAAACGTATTCGCAACCGTCAAAAGTTAATATCTCGACGCGCTGTCCGTTTAAATATTCGTTTGTTTTTTCTGTTTTTAGCGTGTTATTACAGCCAATTAAAAAAGCCGTTACGCTTAATAAAATTATTTTTTTCATAGGTTTTACTTTTTAGATTTTTTTGATTTTTTACGTTTTAACTTTGCTTTTTTAAAAGAGTCGATCTCTTTGTAAGCTGACAAAATTTGTTTATCAGTTTCTTTTTTGCTTTTTTCATTTTCCATTATCTAACTCTTTTATGTTTTAAATGTTGCTGAGTTTCCGTTGTTATTTGGTTGTAATGATATTCATAAAGGACCTTTAAAATGTCATATTCTTTTTTTATTTTAGGGGCTAAATCTTTACTAAACGCGCTATCCTCTCCGTATAAAATAGGTTGATAAGGAGTGTTAACACAAAACTCTCTCTTTATACACATAATATGATTAGGGAGTCTATGATAACTATCGTCTCTGTTAAAATCGTGCTTATGTTCAACGCTGTAATAACAAGGCTTAAAAGGAGATCCGTTTAGAGATACGTTAACTATAAAGTTAATAACGTCAGCTCCGTCGCAAATGTCAATAGCTTTTAATAATTCGGTTACATAGTCAGGAGATAATTTATCGTCATCGTCCACAAACGCGACATAATCTCCCTGAGCCATGTTTACAAGGTCGTTTCGTTTAATTCCTAACATACGGGTTTTATTATCTACGACACAAATAACCTCAACGTCTAATTTATCATAAGTTTGATTATTTAACTCCTCCAAAATTAACGGGAGGAAAGTGTCTCGTCTGTTAAGTACAGAGCAAACTAAAATTGATAATTTCATTTTATAAATATAGTAATTAATTTAATTTTATTTAATTTATTCGATTATTTTTCCGTGTTTTATTACAAAATAGTATTTATTAGGATCCGCTCCCCACTCATGCCGTCCGACTCCGATACTAATTCCGTCGTGCTCTAAATAAAGATAACGCTCCCTGTCGTCAAAACTCGGATAACCTAACGTCATAATGTTTTTATTAACCGGTTTAAAACTTATATGTCGAGAGTAGCCGTTAACCATTTTTTTAAACGAGGTTAAGTCAAACACATTTAAAAACTCGTTTTCCCAAAAGGATTTGTTTTTACTCTCTCCGTCAAACAATAGTAATCTATTGCACCAAAAAGACGTAATCTCTAGATAATTCTCCGTTTTCTCTCCTGACTTTGTTAAGTCGAACCACTTTTTTACGAGTGACATTTGTAAATTATTTGCCATAAATTAAATGTTTAAAAGTTTAATAACGTGTTTTTTATTACTGAAAATTAATCCGAATAGTACTCCGTAATAAAACAGAGTATAAAATAAAATTAAAACCCTCGTCCCCTCTCCGAAAGTCCCTAAATTGATAATCCAAAAAAAAGGATTTGTAAATTTCCAAATAATAAACGATTTTAATAAATAAACCGTAGCGTAAATTAACGCTGTAATCGATTGTCCGAATAGTATTAATTTTAATTTTTGCATTTTAGTTGGCGTTAGTTGTTATTTTTGGTTTCTAAAATTATCTCTACTCGGATTTTTTAAGCTATTTGTTATTTCGGGTTTTAAATATTTCGTGAAGTTGTTGTGATGTTTTAATTGTGCCTAAACTATCACAAGAAAAATAGTACCATTTATCTTTAAATACTGTTTTATCACAGTTATCACTTAACCACTCAGCAAACTCAACCGCCTCATTAGCTTCTGATTTCGATGCTTTTAGTTTAGCTATCTCATCCATCAACTGCTTTGTATTCTCAGTAAATATAAATTCAATATATTCTTTTTGCAGTCCGTTTAATGGGGTTCTAGCATTTACCCATTCTATACAGTTTTTTATTTCCTCTTTAGTTAATTGTTTCATTTTAGTTGGCGTTAGTTGTTATTTTTGGTTTCTAAAATTATCTCTTTAACTTTCTCATAATAAGACGTCACTAATCCGGTTTCTATCATTTTATCGCAAAGTCTTAGACAGGCGTTAAAATCTCCGTTAAAAATTTTTAGATAATAGTCGGCTTTCTGTTGAGGAGTCATAGTGTTAATTTTTATTTAAAACGTCTTTTAGTTCAATTCCTTTATTAATTAAGTCTTTGAAATACTCATGTAAAGCTATACGTTTACAAATGTGATCGAAAGTATTATTAACGTTTTTGGTTATTTGTTGTAACATGGCCCCGTAAATATTTTTTGAGACTCTCGATCCGGTTAACGCTTTTTTGTACTCACTTAATCCGGTTTCGTACATTTGTGACTTTTGTTCCTTTGTAAAATTAAAAACGTTTTTCTCCTTTAATCTTAAATAAAAAATAGAACAAAGGAGATCCGTCATAGTGTCCCTATTTCCGGAGACGTAATTAACTTTAAATTCGTTAAAATAATTACATACGGAATTTAACTCAATTTCCTCTTTTTGGGCCTCTGTTAATTCCGGCTTTTTATCAATGTCAAGTTTTTTATTCCATTCGGTTAACGCTTTCTTTTTTATTTCGGCGTCTGAGTAGCCTCTTATCCATTGAGACGCCGTTTTAAGGTTCACTCCGATATAATCCCCGTAGTCTCCGGAAAGTCCGTTTAAAAAGGCTAATTTAAGCTCGACGACTGTTAGCGTCCTATGTTTTTGATAAATTAAGTTTAAAATAGCCGCCGCGGAGATTTGGTTAATCTCTCTATCGTCGATCGCTTTCGTATGTCCTACATTAATTTGAGTCTCGATTATAAGATCGTAAAGCATGATCTCAGCTTCTACGGGGGCCATTTCGAAGACTTTAATACTGTCTTTAGCTTTTACGTAGATTTGAAGTCCTGACGGTAGCTCGTTAATAACTTCTCTTTCTTTTAGAGTTAATCCGGTATTATTAACCGTTAGACTCGTGTTTTCGTTTAATTTGCTCATGAGCTTCGTCTCTGTTTGTTAAAATTTTAGTAAATTTATTTTCTGTCGTCTGATTTGTTGAGACGTTTTTTAACCACTCTTTTTTGAAACCCGACCAACTTCCGGAAATACAGATTTTTAGTATTTCGTTTATTTCGAGTCCGGAAAGATCAAACTCTCCTTTTAACAAATTAAAAGCGACTTCTGAATTAGTAGCTTTTTTATTTTTACGGACTAAAAGCCAACCGTCCGCGAGCTCTTCCTGTGCTCCTAATTTTAATAAAGAGTCTTTAAAAGAGAATTTAACTATATTATCTTTATCTTTATCTTTATCTTTATCTTTATCTTTATCTTTATCTTTATAGCTGTGTTTTTGCTGTAGCTTTGCTGTAGCTTTGCCGCCTCGTGATCCCGCTTCCTGTCTCGTTTTGCGTTTCTCACTTAATAAATCGTACTGTATATCTAAAAACACAATTTCGACTTTATCGTGACGTTTTTCGTGTTTTAAAATCTCCAAATCGATAAGCTCGTTAATTAATTTTTCGTCGTTTCTGTATTTTTTGAGTAAATTTTTAAGCGTTAGCTCACAATCACATACCCAATAATAACCACAAATCGAAATAAAAAGTCCCTGTAACTCGAAAGACTCGAGACATATTTTCCCGTTTTGCCATTCCTGTACAGTAAAACGAAAGTAAGGTAATTCTTTAGCCATTTTGTTAATGTATTAAGCAGGGACTCAGGGAAAGCGACTAACCCGATCGCGAGACGATCGTTTTCGTCCCTACTTAATTTTTTTTAAATGTCTTTTTTTAATGTCGCTTTTGAGCTGTAAACTTAATTTAATTTTATTTAATATCCTAATTATTTAATTTAAAACGGAGCGTCCGGATCGTCAATTATTACGCTTTTTTTAATCATGTAGTTTTCCGGCTTTCCTGTTTTGTCGTATTGATAAGATAGATATTTTTTAACGTTTTCCGTGTTTGTTAATATTTGGAGGTTTCCCTCGACGTACCCTAACTCCTCGATAATTCGATCTATATGTAAACCTGTTTTTGTAATTCCTTTGCCGGCCATATAAGAGCTGTTAATTACAAACTGTTTAAAATATTCGAAAGATATGTTAAAAACTTTTTTTCGTCTTTTAGCGTTTCCTTTCATGACAGCGTAAGCGTATCGGACAGGGTTTCGGGATTTATAGTTTTTTACAGCGCACGAGTAACAAAGTCGGCCCTTTTTAGCCTCCTTTCTACAGCCTTTAATTTTACATTTATCTATCATGATTTAAAAAGTTAAAATGTCGATTTTTTTCTTTATTTCGGCCCGTAAAATTTGAGCCTCAGCTTTTGCTATTATTACTAACTCGCTAATGGATTTAATAATAGGTTTAGCTGTGGTGCCGATGTTAATAAAACTTTCTCGAGTTAACTTCTTTACAAATATTTTTTTAATCGCTCCCGGTCTGAAAGACACAAAATAATGAGCTTCTAAACTGTCATTTACTGTAAAATAGTGTATGCATTGATTAATATTGTCGGCCGGAATATCATTCGCTAGGATCGTTTTAATATGCTTTTTTGACTCAGGACATTTTATCTCTATCGAGTATTTTAAACACTCCGAAATTCCGTCCGGACTTATTCCAAGTAATGAATTATCTTCGCGTTCTAACCAACCAACAGACTCGAAATTTATTCCGATGTATTTAATTGACTCTGAAAGGGCCAACGGCTCGAGATCTTGTCCTCTTTGCATAGCTGACGTAATAAATCCGTCCTCTTCTAATTCGAAGTCCTCCGTTAATTCGGACAGTAACTCTAAAAGTAAATTGTCAGTTTTTACAAATAATCCGGCCGCTCGAGTGCCTCCTATTTTACCCCATTTTACACGGTGCCACTCTTCCGATCCTTGCGCTATTTCCTTATATATTCTCATGATATTTTTATTTTAATGTTAATTTTAGACTCTCTGTTTTTGCTATAACTGTTACTAATCTTTGCTCCTCTTTAGAAAGGGATAAAAAGTTTTTCTTTAACTCTTCTAAATCCTTAGACTCCTCTAAAACTTTTAAGGCGTTAGCGTCTGAGATCGTAGCCGGAGGATAATATTCTTTAAACCTTACGACAAATCCGTGTCTTCTGTCGGCCTGTGCAAACATTACGAAAGGGATCGTCGTCGAGAAGTCTTCTATAAATAGAGAATTATTCCCTAATTTTTTGGAGAGAAACTCCCCGCGGCCGACGTTTAAAATAACCGGTTTATAAATTAACTTTTTAGTCTCATAATCTGTTAACCAAATAGCGGTCGAGGTTACTTCCTTTTGTAGCTTTTGATCGAAAGTCGGAGCATCATTAAATTTTGTGAGAGTAACGATCATTTCTTTTTTAAGTCCGTTAATTCCTGAGATTAAATCCTCTCCGGAGATATAACGAGGATCTAAATTTTTTCTCCATGGGGTTTTATTTTCTGTGTTTTCCATTTCAGTAGTTATTGAAAAAGTTAGTTAATATTTCGATGTCTTTTGGGTTTACTTCGTGTCTGTTTAGGGCCTGAGAAACTCGACGTCTCGTTAATCCTACGGCCTGAGATATTGCTTCGTCCGTTATTCCTTTTAATCGTTTCTTAGTATACCAACTGTTAACGAGTGTTTGATTCGCTTTCTTTAGTTTTATTTTTGGCATGATCTTTAATTATTAATTATTTTATTTTATCTATTTCCGAAAGGGCCCACGTCTTAAACCCGTCAAATTTTACTTTAATATCTGACGCTTTAACGTTAGCGTCGTTTTGCTTTAACTCTATAAACGGAAGAGATAAGTCTTCGATCCATGTTTTAAGCTTTATTTTATCCGGAGCGAGGGCCGCCTGTTTTTCAGCTTCTAATTTTTTAGCCTCATTATATTTGGCCTCCGCTTTTGATTTTTCCTGAGCCGCTTTCTCAGCGTCCGCTTTATCTTTTGCCTCTTTAGCGAGACGATCGTTTTCCGCTTTTTGCTTTCTTATGACTTCGGCCTGACGATCTGTCTCCTCTTTCGCTAATCTTTGAGACTCCGCCAAAGCTTTCTCCGCTTTTAATTTTATCTCAGCGGCTACTCTGTCGGCCTCTTCTTTTTGTTTTCTTAATTCAGCGTCCGCTTTGTCCTTTGCTTCATTTGCCTTTCTCTCGATCTCTTCGTTTTCCTTTTTTAGACGTTCGTTTTCGATACGCTGTTTTTCGGCTAACTCCTCCGCTAATCTTTTAGCCTCTAATCTCTCCCCCTCCGCTTTAATATCCGCCAACCGTTTCTCCTCCGCTAATCTTTCAGTCTCTTTTTTTGCGGCCTCCTCAGCTTCGGCTTTTGCTTTAGCGGCTATCTCCTCTAAATGTTTAACGTAAAATTCATTAAATAAAGCCTGAAAATTAAAGTCGTCTAACTTCAAAAGCTCCGCGTCTTGTAATTCCATACCGATAGTTAAAAACTTCTCTTTGCGAGCCGGTAGTTTTTCGCGCTGTGCCGCCTCGAATAAAATTCTCTCTTTCTCTTCCTTAATTCGATTAGACTCAGCTTTTAAAGCGTTCTCGATCTCTTCGACTTCTCCTACGACTTCTTTCTCTTTCTCGATCCATTCTTTTTGCTCTTTAATAGCTAGATCTCTTCCGGCTTTGCAAATATGGACGGCCGCAACCCTTACGGACTTACAATGTTTTCGCGCCTCTTCGACTTTATTAAAACCGTCTACGTCGTCGATCCCGTTAATAGTCAGTCCGGAATAATCCGCTTTTAACTTCGCGAGAATTTGCTTTGTTATATTCTCTTTCTCGAGGGCTTGCTCTATTACTGTCAGAGAGACGATCTCTCCCGTGTTTTCCTGTTGTGTGTTTTCTGTGTTTTCCATGGTTAAAATAGATTTTGATTTTTATTTGTGTTTTTGTATTTTTCTACGGGTTTAGTGATCTCAAGTAGTTTATGAGTCTCACTCATTAAGTCAAAATAGGTTACGTCGACTTTTATGTTATATCTAGCTGAGTATATTAATTTAGCCTCGATCTCTTTTATTAACTCTTTTTGTCTTTCGACAAATTCGTTAACCGGTAAACTGTCGTTTCTCATAGTTATTTAATTTTGTGTCCGTTATCGTCGCAAAAAGGACATTTTTCTTTAATAGGGATAAAAATATTATAGTCATAGTCCCAAAAATTGTTATACAAATATCCGTCTGTACAGTCCGCATTATCGCAGGGCTCCGGATCGTTAAAAATAGGCGTATTAAATTGTGTCTCTGTCATGGCTTTATTTATTAGACATTAAGTCGATTAATTTAAAATTATTAAACGGCGCCATATTTTTGTAAGTCAATATAGCCCAATCGCGACGACCACAAAAAGACGTCATAATAGAAACTAATTCTTGAAATAATTTTTTTAATTCTGTTGAGGGTTTGTTAGTTGTTGTCATGATATCGCTTTTTTAATTTGTTACTGTTGTGTGTACAAATGTAACGTTTATTTTGTTATCTCCAAAAAATAAAATTAAATTATTTGTAAAGTATTGATTATCAAACTAAGTATTTATATTTAGCAGATCATTTTTTAAATTCAAATAGTGTTGAATCCACTTTTTTTTCAAGTGTAGAGTCTTTTAAATCGTTTGTTTCTTCCAACAAAACAATAGACGGAGTTAAATTATTTTCATTTAAACCCTTTATCCAATGAACTTTTTTAAATCCACGTCGCAATGCTTCAGCTTAATATACAGACTGTAGCACTCTACCGGCATCTTTTCTGCCTTTTCGAGTATTTCTTGTCCTGATACGATGTGGTGTTCAAATACAAAGTCTTTTTCGTCGATCTTTACTTTGTATGTTTTATCTTTTGGGATTTCTTTCCCTGCCTTTGAAAATTCAGCAATATCAATTGCTTGTTCTAAATTTTTCATTATGTTTATAATTAGAGGTTTTGTTAAAAATTAAATTTGTCATTCCATTACAGGAATAGTCATTCAGCACGTGATAAAAATCAGAGGTACAACAACTTAGATTTCTGTCTGACAGAAAATCACTAATAAAATTCTTTAGGCGGGAAGGAGGTGGGATTTTATTATTCCAAAGAAATATTCTATCTTTGTACTCGTAAACGAAAGGAGTGCGAATCCTGTTTACAAATTTGACTCTTATATCAAATAATAAAAAGCCAAGCCTCACCGCTTGGTTTTTGCATTTTGAGCATTGCACTTGCTTTGTCTGCTTTTAATGTGATGGTAAAGCCTTTCTGTTATAGTTAGCTTTGTTCTGCCTATGTATCTAACTGTATTTGATACAGGACACACTAAGGCGTAAATTTTTAAAGTTTCCATTATAAAAAAATCCCTACTAAATAATGGCAGTCCAGCGTTACTGTGTAACTTAGGCATTATCTTTCGGGAAGTTTTAAAGTTCTTTTACTGACTGCGTGTTAAAGGTACAAATAATCCGGAACATAGCAAGTTTTCCAAATTAAATTAAGTTAAAATAATATTAGTTATATTTGTGCTATGACTACAGGACGACCGGAAAAATACACGGACGAGTTAGCTTTAAACATATTAACTCAAATCGCAACAACTCACAAAGGATTAAAGGCTATTTGTAAGGCTAACGACGTGGCTGTTAGCACGGTTTTAATATGGTTAAGAGATAATAAGGAGTTTTCGTTATTATACGCGCGCGCTAAAGAGTCTCAGGCCGATCTTTTAGCTGACGAGATTTTAGCAATAGCTGACAGGGAAAGAGAGACGACGGAAACAACAACAACGGCCGACAGCTCAGGAGAGGAGACTAAAATCAAATCCGAGTTTACAACTAAAAAAGATAATATAGCTCGGGCCCGCTTACAGATAGATGCGCGAAAGTGGTTAGCGTCTAAACTTAAACCTAAAAAATACGGAGACACTCAACAGAGCGGATCCTCTGACGTCGCTCCGGTTTCTTTCGAAGACTTTATTAAAAAAATAGATAACGCGTAGCCATGGCAAAATTAACAAAGGAGGAGTTATTGAATCAAAAGAAACTACTCGAGAAAAAAATAAATATTATTAATGCAAAGCTCGAGATCCTCGAGAAGCCGGCCCCGATAGGATTTAAATATAAAAACAGAGTTATATAATGGAAAAATCAAATCTCGAGATAGAGCCGTACACAATTACCGAAGCGTTAGCGGCTTTAAATAAAGCCTTACCTAAAAAGATTAAAAAGGAGCACCTTTATAATTTAATTTATAATAAGGTTAAACCGGATTTAATTCGAAAGCGTGACGGCTTTAATACTCACGGGGCGCGCGTCATGATACAATATAACGAGATCGTAAAAATATACGATCATGTTATTTTAAGTAATAAAATTAGATACTCGACTAACGGACGAAAGAGAGCGGATTAATGGATATAGTCCCGATATACTTCAAACATTTTAAAAGCTGTGCAAAGGCCGGAGAGCGTTTCGTTATCCTGCGAGGCTCTTCTCGATCCGCTAAGACTTACAGTGTGTGTCAATGGTTTTATTATTTGGCTAAATCGGGCGTAAAATTTGAATTAACAATAGTCGGAAAGTCGATCCCGTTTCTCAGGGACGGAGTCTATAACTCATTTAAACAGATAGCACCGGACGAAGAGTTTATTAAAAATCCTTTTTTCGTTCAAATAAATAACGCGACGATATTATTTAGATCATTTAAAGACGAAGACGACGCGAAGAGTGCGGAGCGTGATTTTCTTTACGTTAACGAGTGTAACGACGTAGACTATAAGATAATACAACAGTTAGTTATTAGGACTCGCTTAATGTCTTTTTTTGACTTTAACCCAACCAAAAAATTTTGGATCGATCAATATATAGGGCCGGCAAATATTTTACATACTACCTTTAAGGATAATAAATTTTTGTCAGCGGCACAGTTAGAAAACTTTGAACGTATAAAGGAAAGGGCGTTAAGGATCAACTCCTCCGCTTACGATCGTTATTTATACTCTGTTTATTATCTCGGGGAGTATGGAGATATGAGCGGAAATGTTTTCTCTCAGATAACTGAAATTAACGACGAGGAGTATATTTTAAGCGTCGGAGATAGGAAGTTATTTTGTCTCGACTTTGGTTTTTCAGAGGATCCCTGTGCGCTTGTTGAGTTGACATTTAAAGACGGAAAATATATCGCTAAGGAGTTACTCTATAAAAACGGCCTTAACGATTTTAAATTAGCTGAGATAATAGTTAGCCATGCAAAAGACGACGAGTTAATAGTCTGTGATTGGGGAGCCGGAGGAGACGCTCGGATTAGTAACCTATTCGAGTTAACGGGCCTTTCTTTTGCCCGAGCTGTAAAAGGAGACGGATCTATTAAAAACGGAGTCGAGTTAATTAATTCGAAAGAGTTTCTTTTACACGGAGAAAATATAAATAGAGAGTTTAAAGGCTATGAATTTAAAGACGGATCTTTTGTCGATAAGGATAATCACACTATAGACGCGACGCGTTACGGTTTAGATTACGCTATGCGGTCTCACTATTTTGATTAATAGATTTAATTATTTATTTTTGACACATGGCTAAAGAATTATTTACTATAGAAAACGGGGTTAAATTATCGATTTTATCTTTGTTTTGTTGGGGTATAATCTCCGGAATTAACGACGTAAAGACAGAGATCGCTTTAATTAAACAGGCTAAACAGTTTGAAGTATCAGATCTACAAAGACAGGTTAACGATTTAAAATACTGTTGTAATAACAGAAGAGAAGAGAGACGCGTTAACTACATAGACAGAAGCGCGATCGTTCCGAATAGTGTCGAATTAATGGACGATAATAATAACAACTAAAAATATAATAATGTTAAAAAAAGTACTATTAACGAGATTTTTCGGAAACGATAAACAGACTTTAGGAGTCTTAACGGTTTCGGACGCTTCCGGCTTTGTGTGCAAAACTTTAGAGCTACCGGATAAAAATAACGAGTCTAAAGTTTCCTGTATTCCGTCAGGCGTTTACATTTGCAAGTATACTAAATCTCCTTTATTTTCAAAAAATGCGGGACACGACGTTTATACTTACGAGATCCAAGATGTTCCCAACAGAGGCGGGATCCGTATTCATTCCGCAAACTACGCGAGACAGTTATTAGGCTGTGTAGCGTTAGGAGACTCTCACAAAGATATTGATTTAGACGGACAACTCGACGTTATTCACTCAGGAGATACGGTTAAAAAATTCGAGGAGGCTTTAAATAAAGAAACTTTTGAGCTAACTATTTACAATAACTTTACTAAAATTAAATAACATGTCGTCAGGATCTAAAGCCTTATTAATGTACGCTTTAATAGCTACGTTAGTTATTATTTATTTACAAACTTGCGGCCCTAAAAGCTTAAACGTTTACGCTCCCGATAGGACTCAAATAATTAAAGACTCTATTTTTAATTTACGCGCTGACAGTATAAAGGCCGGATTAAATAAGGACACAGCGTTAGAGAAAGTCCGCGTCGAGACTGTTATTAAATATAAATATTTGAGACAGGAGGTTATTAAAAACGTGCACGATACAGTTAACGTCCTCAGGTTTGTAGACGTGGCCGATAGTACTATAAACGTCGACACTTTAGAGATCCAAAATTTAAGGACGGTAAAAGATCAATTAACTGTACAGTTACAGTCTAAAACAGAGGACGAGAAAAAACAGAGATCTAAAGCGGACAGCCTCGAGAAGTTAGGTAAAAAATACGGCTTAGGATTTAAACACGGATTTTTAACGGGGGCCCTAGTTGCTCAGGTTATAAACTCAGGAGCTCAGGCGGCTAAAATGTTTATAAAATAGCCTCAAATAAAATTAAGTTAATTAATTTATTTTTGCTTTAAACAATTAAAAAATATTAAAATGTCATTTACAAATTTATGTGCTAAACTTTTATCCGCTGACATTAAGCCGTCATGTGATAATCCAATAGTTAACGGTATCGAGCCGACGGGAGTTATTATTAACCGTGCGGACATTGATTTTCCAAACGTCGTATATAACGGGACGAGAAAGACAGTTATCGAAAGCCTACCTTTAAAAGCAGGTAAAAAAGGCTATGCGATCTCTATTCCGTCAAATACTCCTTTTGCGGGGACAGATACTAATATGGTTGAGGGTGCAAACTCTAACCGATTTACGTCAAATGTGGGCTTTGTTATTTTAAATAACGACCCGGACGTTACGGAGAAAATTATCGCGGGTTTAGCTAACGGGACTTATGTCGTAGTAGTTCAAAACAAATATAACAACAAAGATAAAGCGGTTACTCCGTCTGACTCTGTGCACGAAGTTTACGGTATGGAGAAAGGATTAAGAGCTACAGCTTTGGCTAATGACAAATACTCGGCCGATACGGACGGAGGTTGGTCAGTTGTATTAACTGAGAAAGAGCACCCGACGCCTGCGTTTTGGCTATATGATACTGACTACGCAACAACAGCGACAGCTTTCGAAGCGCTGACAGATACAGCGACGTCTTAATGAATTACGACGAAATATATAACGATTTGAAAGCCTTGCGAGTCAAGGCTTTCGCGTTATCTAAAAAAGATAAAGAGTTTATTCGCGAAACCTCTAAAAGTTTTAATATTGATTTTAACGAAAGGGGCTCCTCCTGTGTTGACTGTTATCGCGATCAGATAATTATTTTATCTATAGCCGCAAAAAAACATTTAACTATTATAGAAAATGAGACGACCGGTTATAAAATGGTAAACGATAAGTCGATTAAATGGAGAGAGCATGTTATTAATAATGAAACGATCACGGACGAAATAGCCGAAAAATTTATAAGTAATGTAAAAAATTGGTTTATCTTTATAGAAAAAAAATAACATGTTTTTAATAGGATATATCGTCGGAGTTGGATCGTCTATTGTAGCCGCGTCTATTATTATTGTTTTAATTAAAATTTATTACAGAGTAAAAGGAAACTAAAATGCAATTAATCACGGCCCAAAATATTAAAGACAGACACGATGTCTCTTTTCATAAAAGCGACGACGTTATTAACTCGTCAATCTCAGCTATCGAGAACGCTTATTTAAAGCCGATGCTGACTAAAGAGTGTTACGCTTATTTGTTAGGATCTGTGAACGCTAGTCCTGAGCGTCCGTTTAGCGTTTTTGTAATGAGCGGCGGCTTATATGACATGTCTCCGTTTAAAGTACATATTAACGGACTTATTGACGCTGTTTGTATGTTGGTTTATGCTGACTTATTAATTAAACAAACTATCGTAACGCGTTACGGGGCCGTAAATAAAACAGACTCTCGATCCCAAAATAAAGAGTACAACGAATTAAATACACAGATAAGCCGTTACGCTAACACGGGAAAAAAATATATTGAGGACGTGAGAGCTTACATCGATAGTTTAGACTCAGCCGATCCGGATTTTTCAGACGAGAAAAACATAATCGAGTTAATTCAAAAAAATGAATGTTTTACAGTTGACGGAATATTAAACGAATGGATTTAAAATTATGAAAATAGGAAAATTTAATATTAGTATAATTAAAAACGATCATAACGGATCGACTGTAAACGGAAACTCTAAAGCGTTGATCGTCGGAAATACATTCGGGACTTTAAATCTATTGACTAATTATAAATTTGCCGACGTTATATTATTTCAGATAATTAAAAAGATTACGTCCGCTATGTCGGGCGTGGTTTGGTCTTTCTCGGGTACGGATAACGTTATACTGTCGTTAAGATTAAAAATGTTATTTGAGAAAAAATTTAGCTTAATCTTTAAAAAAATGTTTTTCGACGGAGTCGCTGTCTTCGCTGTAGACTTTGAGACTAACGATATTATTTTATTAGAGACTAGCGATTATAAAATTATAGACGGTAAAATTGAAGTAGATAAAAAACTTTATAGCTATAAAATTTTTACTTTATATTCAGATACTTACATGATATTTGGTAGGACGGATTATTATACATGCAAAGATTTATTTTTACATATCGATAATTTATTAAACGCCATTAACGCGACGACTGAAAATTTAGGCGCTATGGGGGTTTTATCTCCTGAGTCTACGACCGGAGTTATGGGCAAATTAGGCCAAACTGAAAAAGAAGCTATACAAAAAGATTGGCGCGATAATTACGGGTTAAAGGTCGGAAAGTGGTCTATCATGATATCAAACACTCCGACAAAGTTTCAACAGATAAACTTACCTATAAAGGATTTGGAGTTAAGCGCGAAACTAAAGGACGCGATCCAAATTTTAGCCGGTTATTTAGAAGTACCTTATGAGTTAATAGCAACCTCAGGAAATAGTACCTTTGCAAATAGATTTGACGCGAGAGACGGAGAGCTTCTCGGGATCACTTGCACAGCTTACGCAAATAAATTATTTGATTTAGCTAAAGAGATTTATTTCGCTAAAAACATGAGCGTTAATTATGTAATAGAAACAAAAAAACAAGTGCAACCCGCACCAATACAATAAACAAAATAAAAACATTATGAGGGAATTATTCAAAATAAATAACGCAACGACTTACACTTTCTCAAAAGTAGGAGAGACAGCTAACGCTGTGCAATATATTGTAAAAGGAGACGTAGCTCATTACGGAGTGCGCAATAATAACTACGAGATAGATTTAGCCGGCTGTTTTTCAGATCATTTAAAAATGATTAAAGATAACGCTCAGACGATCCCGTTAGTGATTAATCACTGCGAGGACGAGAGTCACGTTATCGGTAAGTTTACAGAGTTTGAAGACGGGAATACTTATTTATGGGGCACAGCCGAAATAATAAAGACTCCTAATATTATTAACGAAGTGATCCCAAAAATAGAAGCCGGAATTTATCCGTGTTTTTCTACTTATGGGTGGGCTACTGACGGGAATTGGGATCCTACAAAAGAAGCTTTTATAGTTAACAAAGCTGTGTTAGGACATATTTCCTTAGTTTCTCAGGGCGCGGATCTTAAAGCTAAGGCCACACTCGAGGAGTTGAAAAACAAATTCGAAGTAAAAGAGCCTAAAAAATCTTTTTTTACTTTCGGGTTTAAATAAAATTAAGTTAAACTATTTATTTTTATCACTTATAAAACAAACAATAAAAAATCATTTAACCATGAAAAAAAATATTAAATTAGTAGGCTTGTTAACAGCTTTAAAAAACTCTTTAGCTCCTGAAACTAAAGACTCAGTTATGACAGCTTTCGACGAGGCTATTAAAGAAGCGGAGGCGGCTTCTAACGAATTAACTACCGACGAGTTAGTAGCTTTAATCGAGACTAAAATCGCGGCAAGTTCAGCAAATACAGCAACTAAAGCCGACGTAGCAACTTTAGCAAATATGTTGCAAGAGAGAAAAATCGTTAACGCGGCCCAGGATTATTTAAAATCAAAAAAATCTTTAACGGATTTTTATAACGTTATTAAAAACTCTACGCGCGACACTTTCCGCAAAAATTGGAACGCTGTTGTAAGTACAGAGATTAAAAACGACGTAGATCCTAACGGAGCTTTATTACCTGTTGAGATTGTACAATCTATTGTAGATCGTATCCAAAAAGCCGGATCTTTATTCGGTATGTTAAACCACACAGGATTAAAAGCGATCCGCGTTCCTGTTAACGCTATGGCCGAAGACAGCGATACAAGTCGCGCAGGTCGTCACACTAAAGGCCAAACTAAAGCGGCTCAGGTTTGGGATTTAAGCCCTAAAACTATTTTAGCTCAGGCTATTTTTAAATTATTGCCTGTAGATTACGAGACAATGCGTCAAGTAGATAACGAGTCTATGTTAGTTACTTATATCACTAACGAGTTAACTAACGCTTGGATTAATGAAGTTGAGCGCGCGATCTTAGTAGGAGACGGACGTTCGTCTTCTGACGCTCGTCATATTTCGAGCTTTGAAAAATTAGCGGTTAGCGCAACTACTAACTATATTACAGTTATTCAAAATGCAGCTTCTCCTGCGGTTATTACTATGGAATTAGTAAAAGCGGCTGTCGACTCGATCATGACGGAGGGACGTTTAGTTTTAATTTTAACTAAGCAAAACAAAACTATCTTAGCAAAACAAGTATTTGCAACAGGTGGAACGACTCAGTATTTAAGCGATCAACAGCTAGCGGATCAGTTAGGAGTGACTAAAATCATTACTAATAAATTTGTGACGTCAGCTAACGGAGCTTTAGCTATCGTTATGGACGTGGACGCTTACGACGTAGTTGGAGACACTAAACCGGAGCAAATTAACCAATACGACATATACAAAAATCAAAACGTATTCGAATTGGTAGGTATGGCCGGAGGTGCTTTCGGTAAATTTGAAGCGGGAGCGGTTGTACGTCCTTAATTAAACTTTTATATTAATTACTTTAAAAGGGTGGGTTATTTAGCCCGCCCTTTTTTACTTTAGATCATGATAATAACTAAAAAAACTAAATTATCCGAGTGCGCGCCATTTATAACGGAGGCCGATTTAAATACAATTTCCGAGAAAGTGCCGGAGGATTATTTAAATAAATATGACTCGATTTTAAGCGGGACGATCGGAAACTTTATCCGGTTACTTACAGGAGATCAGGAGTTTTTTAAAGAGTATTTTTTTAAGGAAGACAAAAATATAACCGTATTCGAATACGCGGCCCGATTAAAACACTTAAAACAGGAGATCGACAAAGTTATAAAGTATTTAAACTCCCTTAGTGTTAAACAGTCTCCGGAGGAGATCTCAGCGGCTAAAGGAGTATCGTTTCCTAAATTCGAAGAGAACATGTTAATATATTGTCAACAAAAATTTTATTTAAAATCATTTAGAGAAACTGAGGACGTATTATTAAGCGACTTTATACTACATAAGAAGTCAGATCTCGCAAATATGAATTACGAGCGCAACCTGAGAGCGATAAACGAAAGAAAAAACAAGTCTAAATCAAAAAAATAAAATGGACGTTAACAATAATATAAAATTAATAGCCGAAACGATTTCAGGTTATACGGTAATAGTGGACTCATCAAATGGGGCCAATGTTAAGCTAGATAAAACAGCTATGCCGTGTATATTGATTTTTATTCAGGACTCCGGAGAATATAACTCCTCAAATTCTCATTATAGAGACTCCGTAAATATTAAAATTGCCGTATTAAATAAGATACATAAAGGATTTATTGAGTCGGACGTTGATACGATTAGAGCGACGTTAAAAAACGATATGGTTTTACTCTATCACAGATTAAAAAATAATTTTCAATTTGAGGTAAATACAAAGTCGTTAAAATATGAGGTCGTTTATGACGATTTCGACGCTAATTTAATCGGCGTAACATTTGCTGACAATGTAAAAGAAAGAGTCGGAGTTAATTT